GCTCTCCTTTTTATTTTGTGTTATAATAACTTTATGTATATTGAAGACCTAATTATTGCCCTGGCTATTAGCCGCAATGTGTCAATGAATCCATATGATTCAAAATTGATATACAGTTTTCACGATCAAATATCACGTGGATCCGGATTTACAGAAAAACAAGAATTATTGTCTGTAAAAATTCTCAAAAGACAGGTATCAAAGTTAAATTCTATTTTTGGCAAAGATATTTTGCCATTTTTGGAAAATCCTGGATTCAGACTAGCTCGCAGGTTAGTGTCCTCATTCAAGCGCATCAGCGTACTAGAGCATCCTAACTTTGGAAAGACTATCAAAGTTGAATTTCCATTCAATGAATCCTTGTTGACAAGAATTAGAGAAGAAAAACCTAAACTAAACATGGCACAATGGGATGCAGAACAAAAATCCTGGATTTTTTCATTAGATGAGCGGTCATTGACATTTTTAGGTCGTGTTGCCATTGAAGAAAATTTTATAGTTGACGAAGAATTTGAAAATTATCAAAATCAAATTAGAGAAATTGAAGGTACTATTGAGCAGTACATTCCTATGTTATCATTTAATGACAAAAATCTGAAATTTTTGAATATTTCTGAAAAAATAGCTCAACCTACCAATACGAACATTATTGAAAATTTGTTCATGGCAAGAAAATTGGGAATTTTTACCTGGGACGAGACCATTGAAGAAACTGATGAGTGGAAAAATGCCGACCTGGCAGTTAGAAAATTCTTACAAACAGATCCCGGAGAAACTATTTCAATAAATTCGGAAGAAAATGGTATTTTTCCTCTCAACGATATTGTAAAATATATGTCACCAACATTATTTGTAATACCAGGTGGTAGTGAAATGGAAAAATTAGAAAAATCTTTAAACTTTTTAAAAGCCAATGACATTACCAACGAAGAAATTAGTGTGCTGTTTAGACTACCCAGCGAAACTGGTGAAAAATTCAATAATTTTGTGAGAGAAGAGAAGTTAAACTCTAGTATCAGTGAAAAAACTAAAGCAGTGTTTATTAGTAGTAAGGTTCCTAAAACAATCCTTGACAAAAAAATAAAATTTAATTGTGTAGTAAATTTTAACTTTTATAATATTCATTATTCTATCAAAAATTTACTAAATTGGCACCATAACGTGATCCATATGTTAGACAACAACAAAACAAGGACCTTAGATTTTGGCATCATGTAAAATTATTATCAAGGATGAAGTAAATGTTAAGATTGAAAATTTAGATCTTGATGCACGTAAGGCCTTGGTCAAAAAATTCAAGTATGAAGACCCCACCGCTCGGTTTAGACCAGCTTACAAACTAGGTCGATGGGATGGTAGTATCAGCTTCTTTGGCCTCGGCGGCACTACCTACATGAGTATGCTACCGCAGGTCCTTGAGTATCTTGAAGCAAAGAACTATTACATTGAATTGGAAGATCATCGACGCCCAACGGCACTAAGTTTCCCTGAAATTTCTGAGGAATTTTGGGGTGATCAAACGTGGCCCATAGGTCATCGATTTGCTGGAGAAAAGATTAGACTGCGTGATGACCAAGTTGAAGTTATCAATAAGTTTTTAGAAAACCCTCAGTGCATTCAAGAAATTGCCACTGGATTTGGCAAGACAATTACCACCGCAACTTTGGCAAAAATCTGTGAAAAATACGGAAGAACAATAACCATAGTTCCTAACAAGTCACTGGTTGAGCAAACCGAAGAAGACTTCCTTAACTGCGGTTTAGATGTAGGTGTGTACTACGGTGACAGAAAAAACCTAGACAAAACACATACTATTTGCACTTGGCAAAGTTTGAATATTTTAGACAAAGGTTCCAAGGAATTTGACGGTGAAGAACAACTGTTACGTCTAGCTGAATTGTTAGATGGAGTTAGTTGTGTCATGGTTGATGAGGTACATATGGCCAAGGCAGAAGTATTAAAGAATCTGTTAACACGCAATCTTTCTAACGCACCTATACGTTGGGGGTTGACTGGTACAGTACCAAAAGCAGACCACGAATTTCAAGCCCTACGTGCTAGTCTAGGGGAAGTTGTGCATCGTGTTAAAGCTCACGAACTTCAAGAAAAAGGTGTGCTCAGTGATTGCCACGTGACAGTAATTCAAACAGCAGAGTGGAAAGAGTTTGAAAGTTATGCAGGAGAATTAAAATACCTTGTCACTGACGAAACCCGTATGAATTGGATCAGCAACCTTATTAATGGTATTTCTGAAACAGGCAATACTCTAGTATTAGTTGACAGAATTGAGTCGGGTCAATTAATTATTAACAACATTCCAGACAGCGTGTTTGTCTCGGGCTCAATGAAAACTAAAGATAGAAAAGATGAGTATGACGAAATTAAAACTGCTACTAACAAGATTATTGTGGCGACTTACGGTGTGGCCGCTGTGGGTATTAATATCCCCCGTATTTTTAATATGGTTCTTTTGGAGCCCGGAAAGAGCTTTGTCCGAGTTATACAAAGCATTGGGCGAGGCATTAGAAAAGCAGACGACAAGGACTTCGTCCAGATCTGGGACCTTACGGCATCTACAAAGTACGCGAAGAGGCATCTTACAGAACGCAAGAAGTTTTATAAAGAAGCCAAGTATCCGTTTGAAATACAAAAAGTGAAATATCAATAATGCAAATTTTAACATTAGAAAACAAAACATTCTATTTGAATGACCTACCAGAGGAAGTAGATGAGGATTTAAGATTCTCAGTACTTGACAATAGTGATAATCAAAATCCTGATTATTTCTTCATTCCTCTTATCTTCCTTGAGAGTTTTACAGGACCAGCAGCCGTATTAAAGATTGGACCATACGACCTTACCATGCCATTAGATTGGTGTACTATAGTTGGTGATCCAGAAGGACCTGACATGGAAGTGCTGCCATTGACAAGTCTAAATGATCGTGGGTTTAAGACGTATTGTTTTAATCCTATCAGTGGATTTAGGCCGGAGTTTCATGAGATAGACATTATAGACATCTACCCAGATGTTAAATGGTACTTTCCTAAAATGAAACCTGGTCAACTTTTATGCACTCCACTAATTGGCGGCGACAAACCGATGTGTTCTTACTTTGTCAAAGAAGTTAGTCGTCAAAGTGAAATTGTAGATTACACTAAATGTTGGTAAATTATGGGCACACTAACTCCAGGCGCTACATATATCTATGAACGTAATGGTGAAGAAATCTACGCCAGAGAAGTTGGGGCTTCGGTCCAATCTAGAAAATTAGTCGGCTATCAATATCAAAACGAAAAAGATCCAAGGACTCCTGACGGGCGGCCGCTATACGAACATATAAAAGAAGATAGACTTTGGGGAGAGATCCGACGTGAAGCCCGGACAAACCCTGCCTTGCAAAAAGCCATGGAACAGTGTATAATAATATATCATCTAAGTAAAAACAAGGAAACAATAGATTGGCACCCGGTATGAAGTTTCATGGAATAATGGCGCAAGAAGTAATGCGTATTGGTTCTAATGGCAGTCTCGGTATTGGTACTAGTTCTCCAAGCACGAAACCCATTACACCCCTGTCAAGCACAACACTAGGTGCATGGGGAGAATGGCAAGAGATACAAAAACTTGCAGAAACTAATCCTGCTGTAAAAATTGCATTAGACAAATTAATGACTGTTTATCATTTGAGTAAAGATCATGGCAACAACAAAACCTAAAAAAGAACCAAAGAAAAGAGCACTTGATTTAACTCGAGTGTTGTCTGCCGTTGACAACAAGAATTATGAATTCTATGACAATCTTACAGCCGCAGAATTAAAAGAATTTAGTCCTTATGTATTGTTGAGATTTGTTAGTAGCGTTGGATCTAATGACAGAGACATACAAGAATGGTTTGTAGAAATGACCAATGAAATGGTCAATAAACACCATTGGACACTAAGCAAGAATCATGAAAAATTACTTTGGTTATTGTATGCCGCTGCCGGTGCAGGTATTAAGAGTTATCATCCCTATCTCCCTGCAATGAAGGCAGACTTTGACAAGTTTGAAAAACTGTTAGCTATCCTACATCCAACATATAAGATGGATGAGATTAAATTACTAGCCAGTGTAATGACAGATGAAGAAAAGCTAGAGTTATTTGACAAAATGGGTTTTGATAAAAAAGATAGAAAAGAATATCAATGATAGCACTTGTGGAGCAGCCTTTTATTTGTGTACATTGTAGCAAGAGTTTCATGAAAGAAAAAACTCTTGTTGCTCACATGTGCGAAAGAAAACGCAGAGCATTACAAGAAACTGAGAAGCGAGTGCAAGCCGGCTTCATGGCCTATAATAGATTCTATCAACTTACGCAAGGCAACAAAGTTCCCAAGAACTATGACCACTTTTGCAACTCTGCTTACTACAATGCCTTTGTGAAGTTTGGTAGCTTTGTCAATAATGTGAATCCACTGTATCCTACTAAGTTCATTGACTTTGTTATTAAAAGTGGTGTTAAGTTGGACCACTGGTGCAGGGACGAACTCTATGAACAGTATCTATTTGAAACTGTAAAAACTGAACCTGTCGAAGCCGCAGTACAAAGAACTTTACAAACAATGATGGAATGGGGTGATGAGCATAATGCAAATTTTGCACATTACTTTAACTATGTTAGTCTTAATAAAGCAGTTCATGATATTGTCAGCGGCAAGATCAGTTGTTGGGTTTTATTAAATTGCAACTCGGGCAAAGACATGGCAGGTAAGATGAATGACGAGCAATTAGCAATGATTGCACCTGCATTTGACATCAAGTATTGGTTAAAGAAATTTAAAGAATTTCCTGCAGATGTAGCACTGGTTAAAGAGATACTTGCCGAGGCAGGAGTCAAATGACTGTGATTAAACTGTTAGATAAAGACCCTAATGAAGTTATAGATATAGTCAAAGAACTACGTGCTAGCGGATTGGTACAGGGTAAAGATTTTGATTTTGCATTTCATCGAACTCGTTGGGATCCTATGATCGGTGATGTTAAAGGGTTTACTGATTTTATCTTTTACAAAGAAAAACTAGCAACCTTATTTGCATTAAGGTATGCTTCATGACAGGGTTTGCAAGTAAGCGGGCAATGTCTCGTAGTTTACAAGATGACATTTTAGATCATATGGGTAAAGAAATGGCTCGTGAGATTGATAAAGAACTTTTAGATGATCTTACGATTACTGTACTTAAAGACGAAGGGTGGACTGAGACTAAAATTAATCCTGCGTTTCCACCTATCGGAATGATGTCTAGCAGTTTCAATGAATGGTACAGCCAAACAGCAGAATGGATACATTTAAATGCCCAAGGTGACTATAAATTGCTAAAAGGACAGTGGTTGTTTAAAGACTCTAGAGATGCTACAATGTTTATATTGAGGTGGTCTTGAAACATTTTAAGTTAGAAAATACAGGTGACCGAGGTTGGTTTATTGGATCATTTCCGAAAGCCGCAGTTCAAACCGACTTAGTAGAAGTTGCATATACACCAGAACCTGTTGGCCTTATTAAGGCACATTATCACACTCGATGCACCGAAACAATATTACTCATTTCCGGAAGTGTTATTATACAAGGCACTAAATTTGTAGCAGGTGATATTATTGTGTTAGAACCTGGTGAAGTAAATGATTCTGATTATCTCGAACCGTCTGTGATCATCGGTGTTAAAACTCCTGCAGGCGCCGACGATAAGGT